CGGTTTTGTCAACACGTAGGTTGGCGGAAACTATTATTGTACACTATTACACGTTGGTTCTAAATTTATTATAATTTACAATTCCTCTATCATAACTCGGTTAGTTCGCGACAAGGATCTATCACCTTGGTTAGCGAAGTAAGAGCTTCTAAGATAACGGGCAGCGCTAGCCGCTCTAGCTACGTGGCCAATGGTATTTGCGGCGGTCGCAAATCCGCTGTTTATGTTCAGAGCAGAGGGAAGATGTTGCTTCACGGTGCTCCAAACCGCGTCGAGGGATGGGAAAGCGTCTGCAAGTGTGGGTTGGTCGTTGGTGTTCTGATCGTAACCTACAACTGTGGCGTTGTTTGCAGCGCTCTGAATTATCTCCAAGTTCATGACGGCTTCGACAACGCAGATAGTGCCTGCTGGTAAGCCAGACATGTAGACTGCGACGGTTGAAGATGGTGAGTATGTGGTAGGTGATAAACCTGTCATGTTAGAGCCTAAAAAAGCGAATGATGTAGGATCGACGGGGCGAATTGTTGCGGATACTCCTGTGTTGGCGAACCCCATAGTGGCATTGGGTGCGCCTATCCAGTAGTTCATTGGTAGCGTATTGAACGTATTAGTCGTTGCCGACGGGAAAAGACCAGCATATGCTATGCCGGGTGCTGCTGTTGCAGCTACTTGTGGGATGATCCTAAGTCCTCCAGATATTACACGAGCTTCTGTTCCTAAAGCTTGGATAGCGGTTGAGTTTTGCCAACCGAATGCAGTGAATACCGTAGTGACTCCTCCAACTCCGTTGACCCAAACGCCGTTTGCTGCGCTAGGTTGAAGGAAGAAGGCGATTGTGCCGTCGGCGGCGCAAGGGACAGTGAATCTATTATACAGGGTGCCTAACATAGTCGGAACCATTGTTCCAAAACCTATGCGGACACCGGGGTAGGAGAACGGGTCTCGTAACGTATCAGCATATCCTTTCATAAGCGGGTTCATTGCCGTAAAGGGGTTCCTCTGTTGGCGGCGATTTCTTCGCTTAGGTCGAGGAGTTGCTTGGATAGTTCTAACAGTCGTAATTCGCGGATGATTGCGTGGTTTACGAGCGGATGAGCGGGTTCTTGTGATGGTGGTTGTACTGGGAGCTGGCATGATGGGCAGATGTGGTAGGTGATTTGGTTAGATGTGATGGTGGTGAGTGGGAGAGAGTAAGAAGAATTAATCTTCGAAAGACGAAAAACGGGATGGAAATTAAACTAGTAATTCGTCTGGGTGGCACCTAGTGTGCCAACCCTAATTTTTCTTTCTCGCTTTAGCAACAGTTTGAGATTGGCTCGGGGCGGTCGCATTGCTACTCTTTGCCGGTGGGCCATGCCTAAATTGGCATGCGTCACCTCTCTTACAGTTGCCAGCGCTAAACTGGTTACAATCCACATGGGCGAATTTGCAATTTCTGAACGTACAACCATTGGGTGTTCTGTACATATTGCAAAGAGGCTTCTTTGGTTCGGCCTCAGCATTAGGTGGATTGTTGCTGCTAGCAGCTTGCACTGCTTTACTAGCTTTATATTGCTCGTTGGTTGGTGGGCTGGAACTAGCCATAACGAGCGACGCGGCTGGTGCACTAGGTTCAGCTGCGTAGACCTCACCGTTGACCACAACATCATGTTTGGTCTTTGTAACGGTGGTAGAGGCAGGCTCACATAAAGGTGGAGTAAGCAATTTGGTTTTATCTGTCTTACAACTCTCGATCCAGGTCTTAAATAATCCTAAATCAAAAGAGGGATGAGTTGTAGTGAAATACTCATCCATCCAGCCTCCTTTATTCTCATTAGGGAATTGGCCCGATGCTTCGGCATGTCCAAACCAGGATCTAACTCCGGCTAACGATTGTCGTTTTTCTTCGCCAGGGAGTATGTCAGGGTAATAAGTTGCCATGAGATTAACTAAATCTGAAAATACGGGCGTGTTTCTGTCCGTGTGTAACAAACCAGCTAATTTCTCACCCAATTTGTCATAGGGAGTTATGTCAGGTGGCAACTTGGATGTGACATGGAATTTGCCCAGTTGTCGCCTAATATCGCAACAATTGTCTGGGTCGCCAAACCAAACTTGAGGTGAAAATTGTCTGCTCAGGAAGGATACACCACTATCGCCACGCTTGATTTCCTCAACCTCTAACACTTGACCAACCATCTTCGCAGCTTTTATGTAAGTGGGGCCATCCATGTCTGAGGTGAGGCCGTCGTCGCCACCATAAATTCCCAATTGGTCCCAAGCTTCTTGTGACGTTAGGTAATTTCCGCGTACTTTTGTCATTCTTTTGGCTAAGTAGGCAACAAACGCGTTGTCTACAGAATTAAAGTCAGCGGTCTCGGGCGATCCGGATAAGCGGGCGAGATGAGTCTCGTAAGCAACATCAAAAGTGGTATAAGCTCTTCTGTTCTGCTGGGATTGAACTAGAGCGGTTAATTCACCATGATATTGCATATCGAAAAACCTCAAAATGACCATGCTTTCAACATCTCTTAAGACGTTTGATACATGCCCGTCAAAACGGGAAAAATCAGAGTTGATTACATTGGACTTAGCATTTGTCGCTATCTCACAAACTCTATCAGAAATTTCTAATGGGGTGCGCCCAAAGGCGTACCACTTCATGGTGCGCATGTGGTCAGAAAATGCGTATATGAAAGTAGAGTATTTTAATTTGTTCGTGGGCGGCACTGTGCTAATCATTCTCGGATCTTTGGTGTCAGTGTAGGTTTCTTTCTTAACGAAAGTGCTAATGGCAGACTCATCTATGTCTGTGGTTGCTAACGAAGCGTTGTCCAGCTGAAGTCTCTGCATGGGTCGGTTCTGTTTAGCGTAAACGGCTTCATAGTCTAATGGATGGGCTAAATGCGCGATGTTGTCTGGTACAAACATCGTCACAAACTCGTGGATCACATTAGCCATAAAAGCGGATATCTCTAGCTCTTCGGAGCGGACATCCAAAACTCTACCCTGGACGGCGCGTCTATCATTGGCGGCACATTGGTCGGGGGAGTAGCACTCATTAATCAAGGGTGTCATGAACGGGACAACACTTGGCTTAGCATCAGGGTCATAGTTCCTAGGCTCGAATTGATACGCCTGCACGGAAGATGACACTGGGTGTATGCAGTCGTTTGGGTCTGCAGTGGGGTTGCGATGATAATCGGCTAAAATAGCGGCGCACATTTCAGTGCTGCCAATCACTTGCTTAACTTGAGCTACACTAAGAGCGGTCTTGTGTAGTCCAGCGAGCGTCGATACAATGTCGTCTTGAGATGCTGTAATGGTGACATTAGCATGTTTCCCGACGTGACCAGTGGACCTAGACAATCCTTCCTTGGTCATGGTATCTAACCTAAGGAACTTACCTCTCACAACACTAAGTCTCTTTAACTCACTCTTACCTAGCCATGAGCTAATGTTAAAGAGTGGGCTGACGAGAGTTGCCATAGGTGTGAGCAGGATGAGCTGGTGGTGATCGTCGATTTGGCGACGATCAACATTGTATGCGGTGATACGATAACTAGTCCCGAGGAAGCCTCTAGAAACAGCGACGATGGTGTCTACGCTGTAATTCCACACTTGGTGTGAAAAGGAGGCTCCTCCGGAAACCATGTAAGTGACTTCATCTTTTGCATTAAAGGTAAAGCAAAAGTCTCCCGTGTCGCTGCTGACTGTAGTAGGTTGAAATGTGGATAAGATGTAAGTGTTTGGATAATCAGCTAACATCTTTGGCATATCAATATACATGTCAACATCGACAATGGCTATGAGATGGTCGCTACGTGCGGCAAACGCTGCGTAGCTACTATTAAGGTCCTTACCCCAGTAATAAGTTCTGCAACCGTCCCGATGATTCTTCTGATCGTTGGTAGATTGCTGGACGAAATAAGTGGGCTTCCCGAGGACAGCTGCTGTGTACGTGATCTGGGTCACGCTCGCATTTCTAAGAGCTGCACTGTCAGGGTGGGTGTGATTCCGCACAGCCGCGGGCTTGATTTTGAGTGTGTTGCAAAAAGTGGTTCTTACAACGTTGCTTGGTATAACGGGTTGATTGGTTCTACCTTTTAAGACAGATATATACCAACTCCTCCAAGTGTTACCAATCGGGTCGCGCGAGCGACGGTATTGGTAATACTTGTAACACGTATAACCGGCAAGCACTATGCCAAGACTTAACATCCCATAGAGGCAAACGCGTCTCAAATTGGGGCATCGAATGGGTCCGAATATGCGCGGCATTTTCGGAATCGTAATATTACCCATTCGGGTGAGGAGGGATACCGGTGGCATCGTCCTAGCCTCCCTGGCATGTTTAAATACCATCCATGACGGCTCACTAGAGTAAGGTCCTTCAGTGAAGTAAGCTTCAAGATGTTTATCAAAGCGCTTGAATAAAGTCTGAGGCTTTGTATGTAACATATATTTAGCTATGCTCAAATACCCCGATGGTGGCGGGGGTTTGTACTGGGACCAGATCTGGGCGATTGTGGATTCTGGGGGGGTAGGGGCGAAGCCCGGTGCTCGGTCGATTAACTGTTGCATGGAAGTGTGCAAGGAAGCTAAAACGGCGGAAACGGCAGCCAACATCTTGTGTTGGGGGGATAACTACTA